CCAAGCCAAAAGTAGTCAGTTTCATTCGCTTTTTTGACCTGTTACTTTCATTAATTTTTAAATATTGTTTAATACTAAATACTCAAAAATAAATAAGAATATTATCACAATTAGTACAATCATCACTAAAATGAATATCCATTTCGCGCTATTATTTCTATCAATTTTTGTCATATCTAGAAGTTTAATCAAAAATAGTTATTAAGATAAGAAATTAATTACGTGAAGCCGTAATAATTCAATTTTCTTTCCCGTAACTCGCTCTTATCTCATCCAAAAACATACGACTTAACCAAATCACCTTCAATATTTTTGTTTTAATCGATTTGAAATTAAAATCTCATTATAATGAAACAAAAATTACTTGAATTACTTAACGCTAGATTTCTAGGTAAAGGCGTTCGAAAAGATGTTTTGGCACGATTAGCAACAGCTTATTCGTTACAAATCACAACAGAAGAAGAAGCGCAGGCACTTGTTGAAAAGTTAACAGACGAACAAGTTACTGAATTTCAAAAAGAATTACGTTCGGAAGTAGATTCTGAAATTGCTAAAGCAACAAAAACAGCTTTAGAAAATGCTGGCAAAGGTAAAGGTGGTGAAGGAGATCAAAACCCAGAACCTGGTAAAGGTGAAGGAGGAAGTTCAGATCCAACAGATATTGCTTCAATTATTGCGGCGGCTATTGAAAAAGCAAACGCTCCATTATTGCAAGAAATCAACTCTATTAAAGCTGGTAAAACTACAGAAACAAGGCTTTCTCGTATGGAAGAAGTTTTAAAAGATGTCAATCCTGAATTAAAAGCTAAAACGCTTAAAGATTTTGGCAGAATGTCTTTTGAAAACGATGAATCTTTTGAGGAATACTTGACAGAAACTACTACGGATATTCAAACAATTAATCAAACAATCGTAAATCAAGGTTTAGCAGGTCATCAACCGGGTAATGGTGGAGCTGGTAAAGGAGGTAAATTATCCGATGCCGAATATGATGACATGGTTTAATCTTTAAAAACAATTAAAATGGGAAAAGGACCATACGTTGATTTAACATCAAAAAAAGATTATCCATCAAATGGAAAAGATCAAGTAGTTTGGAGAAGCAAACTTGGTTATTATGATGGAGGTAGAACATTAGATGTTTCTGCATTGACTGATGTCGCAGTTTACGCTGGACATATTATCGTAAGAGATAAAACAACAGAAATTTGTCGTCCATTAGAAGTAACTGATAAGGCTTTTAATGACATTAAAGAGAATGATGAAATTATCGGTTTAACTGTTTCATCTGTTCCAAAAGAAAAAGCATTTGTAAGTATGGTTACAATTGGAATCGCTGCTGAAAAAGCACTTCCTTTTACAATGACTGCTGAACTTAAAGAGAAAGTTCAAAAAGCATTACCAGGTTTACAATTTCATAAATAACAACTTAAATTAAAATTATAATGGCACAAACGCAATCATTATTTTTAAATTATACAGAAGCCCATTATGCTAGCTATATTTTAGCTAAACATAAAAAAATTAACGGGCTTTCAGAAGGAGCGATCAAACCTTATTTATTTCAGCAAAAATTAGATCAAACATATTCTGTAGAAGGAAATTGGAAAACTGTAACAGGTTTATTCAAAAACGTTTTAGCAGATTATGTTGATATTGATTCTCCAGCACCTTTAAAAGCTCGTGGTTCTCGTGGGATTGCAGAAGGTGAAATTCCAGATATTTCAAACAAGTATGTAAAATCTGCAAAGCAGTTGCGTCAGATCAGAACAATGATTGCGACATATGCAACTAATCCTGATTTAGGAGCAGATTATGAAAAACAAATTATTCAAGAGTTATTTCGTGATGATGCTAATTCATTACAGAATATCTATGAATTACACGAATATTCGTTCTTAAAAGGCTTTTCGAATGGAGTATTTGAAGTAGATCAAGATGTTTCTAATGGAGTAACTTTAAGAGCTGATTTTGGATACTTGCCTAAACATGAGTTTAAATCTGATAATTTCACAACTATTACTGTTGATGATATTAATAAGATTTATGAGCAATCGAAAGCAGACGGAAATACATTAGTAGAGGTTTATATTGATGCTTCTGCAATGGCTAAAATCAAGAAAGATCCTTCTTTTAAAGAACAATTTGCTTTTAGTAAAAGAATTCTTTAAAGACGAATGGGGATTAACTGTTGTAACAGATGGAGTTGATAGAACTTTTATTGCTCAAAAAGATGGTGCGGACACGACTGTTAAACCTTGGGCGGAAGGGGTAATGATTTTTACATCTTCTGTTAAAGTAGGTTCTTTAATTTGGACTCACACTGAGGAATATTTTACACCTACGGAAGCGGTTAAATACCAATTAGTAGGGCATGTATTAATGAGTAAATTCGGTACTACTGATCCTAAATCAGAGGGAACTAAAGCAGAAACTCGTGCATTGCCTGTAATTGGAGCTGTTGATGGTATTTATCGTCTTGAAACGGTTGATACTACTGCAGAATTACCAGAAGGCTAAAATCAAACATCATGGCTAAAGTAACAATTACTAAAACATTGGTAAAAGAAAACTCTCAGTTAGCGGAATTGCTAACTGAGAGAAATATCGAAGTAGGTTCTAAAATTGAGCAATCGGAATTAGACGAGTTGTACAAAATTTTAGAAACTACTGAATTGAAGGAGTTGACACAAGAACATTTTGACGCTGAACCTGGTTTAGCTGATAAAGGTTTTGAAGTTGGTCAAGTTATTCGAGTTAAAAAGAAAGCTGAGGTTCAAGATTTAGATACTTCTAAAGCTGGAGAAAGTTCTCAAAATTTAGACGAGAATTTAGACGAAACAGCTAAATCTTACAAAGTGATTTCTCGTTTTCGAGATCAAAATAACGAAGCAAAGATTTTCGAAGTGAACGAAGTTGTTCCTGCTGATTTTGAAGAATCTCGTATTACTTCTTTGTTAGAACGTAAACTAATCTCAAAAGCTTAGTCATGACAAATAAAGAATACATGCAAAGTGTAATGTCGAGAGTTGGAGCTAATACAAATGATATCACTATTTTATTTGCTGAAAATCCAACTTTAAACCCAGACGGACAATTGATTTTAGAAGACTGCGAAAAAGCTTTGTATGATTCTTTTTGTTCTTGGGTTCCGATGTATGAAAGTGTATCCGAAGGAGATATGACTGTTAAATGGAATTGGAATGCGATTCGAATGATGTTAGGTCGTTTGGCTACAAAGTTAAATTTACCTAATCCATTAGATGAAAACGAACCAACAGTAACTGCGATAAATCCATGGGGGCAATAGGGCACGATCATTATTTATTTGTTGAAGATAATTCATTGATTTACGATGAGGAAACAGGCGAAATGATTCCGAATGAAAACGGAATAAAGTTTATTTCTATGTGTCGTGAACAAGTTAATTCAAGCGGAAAAGTGATCGCTGGAACTGATGGAATTACAATTGCATTTAATTCAATTATTCATTTAGATAAATCTGTTTTACCGATTGAATTAGGAAAAACTATTATTGTTTCAAATGATTCAGAAGGTAAGGACGTAAGGATTAAAGGTAGTGCACTAAGGTTTACGCAAGGATTATTACATAATAGATTATGGGTATAAGACCGAATTTTTCAAGTAAAGATTTAGATAAGCTAAATCAAAAAATCATTGATAATACGTTTCAAAAAAGTATTCAAGCTTATTTATACTTAGGAGAAAATGTTGTTTCTCATGCAAAACAAAGTGTTGGTTTTATGGACCAAACAGGAAACTTAAGAGCTTCTATTGGATATGTACTTTTTGTAAATGGGCAAGTTTACAGAGAGTTTTATGAAGGTAAAGCGGTCGGAACATCCGAAGGAAAACAATTTGCTCGAGAATTAGCTTCTAAAGCAAGGAAAGCTCCAATAGTTTTAGTCTTTACAGCAGGAATGAATTACGCTTATTCGGTTGAATCGCGAGGTTACAACGTTCTTGCAGCTTCTGAGAATTACGCAAAACAAGTCGCTGATTTAATAATCAAACAAATGATGAAATGATGTACGATATTTTCGATGCAAATGAATTGCTTTTTAAAGCTCTAAATATTAATGAGGTAAAATCTGCTATTAAAGGAAAGTTATATAATGATAGTCGTCCAATAAATTCACTGAACGAAGACATTGTCGTGAATACTATCACAATTACAACTGTTTTTAAACCGCAATTAGCAACTTCTAATATCAATATTTATGTGCCTGATTTAGAATTAGGAATCAAAAATTCAAGAAGATTAAAAGAGATTTCAAGAGTTGTTCGCAAAGTATTTGAAAATCATCAATTTATTGGTAAGTCGGTCTACATTTCAGACTTAGGAATAATCCAAGAACAAAACGGAAAAGAACATTATGTAAATCTTCGCATTCAATGGAGAATTTACGATCAAAAAACAAACTAATTATTAATTTATAAAAAACGATATTATGGCAGATGTATATACGTTCGGTAATGCCGAAATTTTAGTAGCAGATGTGCTTGAAACAGGTTTAATGCCTGAAATTTCAACAATGACAAAAATTGGTGAAGTATTAGAAGATTCAGCATCTTTGACTCAAGAAGAAGGGGATAAGACTGAAATTTTTGAGGAAGGTAATCCAGATCCAAAAGTTATTATTGAAAAGCCTGGTTCAATTACTATTGCATTTAATATTATGAACGCAGATCCTAAAATGTTATCTGATTATTTAGGAGGTACAGTTGGAGTAACGTCAAAAGAATGGGAGTTTGACGGAAAAAAGAAATCAGTTCAAAAAGCTTTATTTATTAAGCCGCAACAAGGATTGTATTTTAAATTTCCAAAGGCTGCAATTTCTGCTGTTATTGCAGGTGATTTGAATCAAAGTGGTTTATTAACTCTAAATTTCACAGCTAAACCTTTATCGCCTGGAGCAGGAATGAAATCGGTATTAGCAGGTAAGGTTTCAGATTTAGTTCCTGCTGGATAAATAATTGATTTTATATTTTAGACAAAAAAACCACTCTTTATAGGCGTGGTTTTTTTTTTATTTCCTCCCTTAACTCGCTCTTAACTCATCCAATTT